CCATTATCATTATTATTATATAATAAAATAATATTGATTAGAAATGAATTTATAAAAAAATAAGACTATTTTAGCGACAAAACACGTCGAATAATTTTATATATTTAAATTGTTTTATATATATATTATAAAATGAATAATAAGATAGTGTAAGTGAGAATATTATAAATAATAATAATTTGATTAGGAGGGGGTGGGGGGTGTTAATGGGTTTTACATATCAGGAATGTCTGGATAGAATAAGTAATAGATACTTGATATTTATATTTATATTTATATTTATATTTTTATTTTCATTTATATTTTCTTATATTCTTCCGTTGGAGGATTAATGATTAATGATTAATGATTAATGAATTGGTCCATTTTTTCAAGACGTTCTCTAGTTTTATCTAGATTACTCTTATTGTCTAATCCGGCATAAAGGTAGTCTATTTGTGGGGCTTCTTGATTTTTACGAATATCTTTATAGATAATATTTATTCTTTTAACGACGCTTTCGATATGTAGTTTATCATCCATAATTTCAACATTAAGGGTGTTATCATCGGTAATTAGTGTAACGGCAAAGTAAAATAAGTAGCGATTTCTTTTTTTTGTTCCGGAGGTGAATTTGATTGAGAAGAGAGATAGTAAAGCATTTAAGATTTTATCTTTTAATTTATTATTTTGTCGGTTACATTCTTTAAATAAAATATCCCATAATATCCATATTATATCTTTTTGATATTTATCCTGTACTGGAGCAAATTCTCTTCTTTCTGCTTCACATTTCTCTTTCCTTTTCTTGCATAAATTTTCATATTCTACTAACCATTCAAACCAATAACAAGCGGCTACGGCGTTTTTTATTTTTTTGGATATATTATACGCAAATTCATTTACTCCAATATAAATTTCTTTAGGGTCATCCTTACCAAAACTATCTCGCCCAAAATTCAATGATGTAGCTTTTAATTTAGTGGCCATATAGGTCATATTAAATTCTTCATCCTTTTTTATCTTTATAGATTCAAAGCTATGTTTCTTCTTTGAATAACATAGCACTAATATTATCTCTGCAAAGATTTGTCTAATTTTTAAATTATTACGGAGAGATAATTCATCCTGGATGAATCCATTGGTAATGATATCCTTAAAGTTTCCAAAACGTAAATCTAAATAAATAGGTAATTTAGGATTACCGAGATGTATATACTTACTCATATAACAAATGATGCATTCCCATAAATCCTTTAAATGTCCCGCGCAAATTAATTCGGCGCTCCAATAACAAGCTTTTTCTACTTTACAAGATAACATGCTTAATAATAATTCCTTTTTAACTTGTGATTTTTTAAATTTAGAGAAGGTTATCCCGTTAAATTCTTTAGTAGATCTTATATCATTTATTTCATCCATATATATTACTTTTCTACACAAAAAATATTTAGATAATACATATGGATATAAACTATTTTTCTAAATCATTCAATAAGTATTTTAATAAATTTATTAAATTTCCTCATGTTGCTAAATTAACAGCATTCTTTTTAATATTTATTTTGTTGCCTTATATTATTTATTCTCACACTGGTGGTCAAATCGAATCATTTAATAATGATAAGACAACCTATAATAATTTAACGACCTTAACCGGTGCCCAAATCTACGATGACTTTTATGCAAAGGTCTATGATGACCTACTTCTTTGTAATGAGAAGAATACATTTGAAATAAGTAATATTATAAAGACAACGCAACTTTCACCCAAATCTTCCGTTTTAGATATAGGTTCCGGCACCGGACATCATGTTTCATTATTTAAAGAGGCGAATTTCGAGGCAATCGGTTTAGACTTATCGCCGGCGATGGTAAAAAGGGCTAAAGTGAATTATCCAACCGAGACATATGTGGTTGGTGATGCCATGAACGGGTCACATTTTATGCCGAATAAGTTCTCTCTAATTACTTGTCTTTACTTTACAATGTACTATTTTAAAGATAAACAACAATTACTTCAAAATTGTATTCATTGGTTACAACCAGGTGGATATATTGTATTTCATCTCGTCGATAAACATAAATTTGATCCAATATTGCCTCCTGCGAACCCGTTCATTATTGTCTCTCCGCAAAAGTATGCCGATAAAAGAATTACTACTAGCGAAGTAAAGTTTGATACACACGATTATTCTTCAACTTTTAAATTAGAGGATGATAATCGGGGGATAATGTATGAAAGTTTTAAAAATAAATTAGATGGAAGTGTACGAAAACATGAACATAAATTATATTTTGAGACACAAAAGGAGATATTAAATTTCGCTAGAAATGTTGGTTTTGAATTTGTAACAAAAATAGATATGGCAAAATGTCAATATGAAAATCAATTTATGTATATTTTAAAAAAACCGAATTAATAATATCTTTTTTTAACTTTATATGATATATATTTATCTTCTCTATATTATATCTTTTATAATCACTGCTTTACTTTTATTTAAATTATATCTAAAAATCGCGCATCCATTTTGGCATATTCAGCCGGTATATCATTTTTATGATTTACATTATATTTTTTATCCACCGTCAATCATAGATAAGAAATTACCGTATACGAATAAATATGTCAATGCGATTGATATTCAAACTATAAATGTTGAAGATATAACGAAGGAGCAATTAATCATCGTCTCTAATTTTCTAAAAGAACACTATTTAAATTCCGGGGGAGTTGAATATTTACCAGAAATGAACCATATCTTTACACCATTTATACATTCAAATGACCCATCATTTATTTCTACCTATAAAAATGGAATAGAGGATATTAAAGGTATTATTTCTGCCCGACCACTTAATATTATACTCAAAAATAATATTAAATTTAAAATATATTATGTAGATAATTTATGCGTCAATTCGCGTTATAGAAAGCAGGGTATCGCTCAACAACTTATACAGACAATATACTATAATTTAAGATACAGAAATAGAAATATATCATCGTGTCTTTTTAAGAGAGAGGATAATTTAACCGCAATAACCCCCCTCGTTTTATATAAGTCATGCCTTTATGAGATACCTCAAAACATCATTCTTCAAGATAAACAATATCAAATTATAAATGTAAATAAAAATAATCTACCACATTTTTATGATTTTATAAATCAACATAGATATAGATTTGAAGGATTTATTTCTCCCGATATCTCTTGTATATTATCTTCAATTCAAAATGACTATTTTCAATTCTTTTTACTAAAGAACCATAATTATATTTATTCTATATATGGTTTCCGGAATTCAAATACCTTTTGTAATAAAGATTTAATAGTAGAGAGTTTCTTTTCATTATACGATAGTAGCGTGATAGATAGAGAAACATTTGTTTGGGGATTTTATGAATCACTTTCCCAATTTAATAAAAATATTGTAGCGAAATATATATTAGTAGAGGAAATCGGTGACAATTGTATTATTGCAAATCAATTAAATTTTAAATCGGTATCCACTTCTAATAATGCTTATTTTTTATATAATTTTGTAAATCAGCCAATATCAAATGATAAAATTATGTTAATTGTTTAATAATTTCCTAAATTATCGGGCATATTTCCCGACTCTTGCAAAAGAATCTAATACGAATATGATAAATATCCCTAGGAAACTATATAATATTAAATCTTCGGTGATATGTTTCGTTCCTTCATTTCTTTGTTCTTCTAAAAGATGGATCATATAGTTTAATTTCTTTAATAATTCATCTCTCTCTCCATTGTGAATTGATGCCTCACTGTACATCGGCATACTTTTCTTGTAATAATCATTTAAATTCATATTTGTAGTATCAATGTTTTCAAAGTTCTCTAAACCATTGTCTTCTTCGTCTGGTCCTAAACTATTGTCTTCTTCTCCTGGTATGAAACGATTGTCTTCTTCTCCCGGTACGAAATGATTGTCCGCTTCTCTTGGACCGGAATGAGAAGCGTCTACCTCCTCATGATTTTCCATATTGCTATCATCGTCATTATTATCATCGTATAATTTTTGTATATTTTGTAATATATTCATCTTGTCTTGTTTTACGTTATTCTTTCCGGTTTTATGATTCTTGATAGTTTTGTTTTTTGCTTTACCTTCTCCCAATATTGTTGTTCCATAAATATTATATTCACCATCATTTATATTTGCCGGACTTAAATTTAACATTTCTATAAAACCGTTAGATTTTTTAATTTTTTATCACTACCTATATATAATGAATATTTCTAATATTGAGATGTTGACATTGATCTCGTTTTTTATATTAGTTATTTGGGTAGCATTTAGCAATCACGAACAGGTATTTCTTAAAAGTAAACAATTTAAATTAATATTTTTGATTTTAATAGTTTGCGCTAGCAGTTATAATAAATGCTCGGCATTGATATTACTGCTTACTTTTATAGTCTTTGATAATGATTTGATGGAGGGTTTCCCGATCCCACCTGGACACAATGAACTAAAACCTGAACACAATGAACTAAAACCTGCCCGACCAGAAGTAATGAAAGAATATAAAACTATGTTCTGTGATAATTGTGGGAGTAAAGCTAAAGATAAATTAAAGGATGATAAAAGTAAAAACGATTTAGACGAAATGTTTCAAAATGTATTTTTTTCATCGGGCATAAACCCTACCGATAAAAACGCCCCGTTTAAACATGCCTGCGATGATGATGATTTACAAATATATGCGACTAATGATTCTTTTTTAAATAAATTTAGGGGGTTTTTAGGATTGACTACTATAAAAGACCCGTGTTCATTAACAAGTAAATTTTTAGTTGGTGACAATAATAACGGACAGCTGGAAGGTGAAGCGGGCGAGGCACATAAAGTATCTTTGATTGACGAATGCGTCAAAGGACTAACGGTTACTTCCAGTGTTTCCACGATTAATGCACAGTCATTATTATTTGGAAATTGGCAATCCCCCCCCCAGCCACACGTCGGTGAGATTACCCTGACATTTACTTTCCCCGAAGTTGTTACGTTGGATGGATTTACATTTCCAACTTATATGTATGCCCCGAGCACCGGCGTTATAGAGAATTGGACGTTAAAGGACGAATCTAATAAGGTGGTTATAAATGGACCGGAGGTTAACACGGGTGGCGACTGGGCTATATTAAAAGGTACATCCGACAAAATCGTACAAAACCACTTAACGACCTTGAAATCTATCAAGGCTACCGATATAATTACTTTTCCGCCACATTCATCAAGGGTTTGGCATTTAACATTGGATTTATCAAAGAAACTTTATATCTATTTTGTGAGATTTCATGGTAGGGTCGGGAAATAGACGACGCCTTTATAAATAATAAATAATAAATAATAAATAATCTAATTATTTATTATTAATGAATAAAAGTATTATTACATTATTAAGTGGATTATCATCAAGTATAATCAGTCTCAATTCAAGTAAATATTTAACCGGAATTATTGTTTTGCTCTTAAATGTTGGGTCCAGATATGTTGATTTCGGTTTTAGCAAAAACCAAGAGTATCTTTTAAAAAATGCTATCACTAGAGAGATAATATTATTTTCAGGGATATTTATGGCAACTCGCGATTTAATTTTATCTTTTATATTGACCGCATCTTTTATAATAATGGCAAATTATGTTTTGAATGAAGAAAGTCAGTTCTGTATGATTCCAGATAGAATGTATGAAATAACTAATTTGATAGACATAAATGATGATAAGATAATAAGTGATAAAGAAGAGAGAGACGCGATTGAGATATTAACAAAAGCAAAACTACAAAAACAAAAGATAGAACAGCATAATTTTGCAAGTTATTTATAAAATAGAATATAGAATATAGAATATAGAATATAGAATATAGAATATAGATCTTAATATTATCTATATTTATTGTAAGATTATGAGTAAAGAAAAAGTCATTCAAAGAAATAAAGAAAAAGTCATTCAAAGTAATAAATATAAGTTTCGTCAAAGTAATAAAGATAAGTTTAGTCAAAGTATTTCACATTTAGAGATTGACCTATTTATAGAGAATGACCAAAGTGCGACTCATAGAAATACATTAACTACAGACACGAATCCCGGATATAATTTAAGATTTTATCCATCTATGGTTGATGATAGTATTAGGGATAAAATGTCTACATTGACTCCAGCAGGGAATCAAGGAGAGCAAGGAAAGATATATTTCCCAACAAATGTAAAACTACTAGAATCTCGACTAAAGAAGATAAATTCAAATATAAAACAGGTTTTAAACTCGGAGTATCATATGTTAAAATATATTAATTCTTTCTCCGACCGGGCACCACTAGACGATTTATATAATATTGTAGAAAGTAATATTGCATTCATTTTAGAGCTATATCTTCCCGCAGGTGGAAGTATCTATTTAAAACGTGGACGCAAAGATAAAGTTGTGTTATCATACGGCTTTGATAAATATTCTATTAATTATGCGAATCGGCGAGACTATAAAGTTAGTAGTCAAAAATTACTAGAATTAAAGAATAAGATTCCCGAGAAGGAGCTTGCATTAGAAAAGACTAAGTTAAAGCAACAAGAATATTCTAAAGAACATTCTAGAACCGACCAAGGATTTCATCTTTTTATAGATAAGGTTGAACAAGAGAAGGTATCTTATGGTCTACAGATTGATACAATCAATACTAGTTTAAAGACGTTATATGATAAAATTCAACAATTTATAAAAACATTAGAAGACAGACAAGATAAAGGGTTTGGATATATTCCCGAAACATATGAAGACATTCAGACGAAATATTATAAAAGAAAGGTTACATTTAGTAATCCTTATAAGAGTGTCTATTTAAATCCATCGAATAAGTTAAAAGAGGGACCTTTTTTATTTTCTGTAGAACCCGATAGTTTAGAAGATAAAGAAAAAATGTTAAAGTTATTTGAAAATGGTATCGCCAATGAAAATGGTATCACCAATGAAAATAACTATATTGATATAGTAACATTTTTTAAATTACTATCAATTAAAGTCGAAGAGACTATGAGAGAAATTCAATTTGGCATAATGGGCTATACCAAGTTTCATTTGAAAGATTTTAACTCTAATCCAATTGCGAATATCGAAACGAACGACATTATTTTATCCGTCGCAAATAATACGATCCAAAAGATAAATCTACACACAAAGAATGTCCTAGAATATAGGTCTGTTACTCCTGATTATCCTACATGTGTTCACGAATATTCTATTGATGCCCAAAGTATTTTAATTTCGGGATATTCAAATGGATTAGTAAGTTTAAATGGTGAAGACAGCTCTTCGTATGTCTATCCTTTATCAAATAAAAAAATAACGAATGTTTTAGCATTTCGTGACATGAATGGTAAACATAAATTATTTATAACTGATGTAGAAGGTATTATACATCATTTTGATTTAACAACCGAAAATGGTTATGGTTTACGCTATATCAATTCTATCCCTCTATATCGAGCGGACAAAAGCATCGATGATACCGTGATTGATACAATTAATTTAATAGATAACAATAAATTAATAGTCGTAATTACTCAAAATGAATTATATATTGTATCCCTTGAGTATTTTGTATCGGGGGTGCCTGTATATTCCTTAAATATTGATGTTGATAAAAAAACGATAAGCGCGATTTATTCCGTATCACTTGGTGGAAATAACACTTTATTTTTGGGACATGATAACGGTACCGCGGAATCATTTATATTTAATGATGATTTCGAATTTGATAAATATATGATGTCTCCTGACCTAGATGATAAATTGATAAATATAGACAATAGACATAATTTACATAAGGGAAAAATAACATCTATCATGCATATTGATTTTGATGATAATACTTATTTTCTAGTAACTGGGGGCGAAGATAATACAATTGTGTTTAGTGAGATAATTATTGACAATAATAAGATTATGGTGAAATCTCCCGAGATAAGTATTTTCGTAGAAAACTCTCTTGGAAAGGTATTAACAAGACAAGATAATCGTTTATATTTTAATCTAGATGGGGGATTATTTGTATTAGCCGATAATTTCTATAATGAGATCTTACAAAAACAAAATAAAACAGACCATGATAGATTTATTCAAATGTCTAATCGGGATTATATACAGTATTTTTATAGATTAACTGATAATTATGCCGCTATCCGGGTGGAAGACTTTATATCCGTTAGTGGGAAAGAACAATTGATATCATACTCTGACAAGATATATTTTTGGGACACAACTACCAATCAATTAGTAAGAGATCAAGAACAGAAAGCAAAAGTATTTGATAATAATAAATATACGAACCGTATAAAAACGTTAGAAAAGGGTGATATGTATCAAGGGAATAGATATGTTTGTGTTGGCACTGGAAATCAGGTATATGAGCATAATATTGACCTAGTATATCCAAAATTAATCGTAGATAATATATATAATAATAATTACTTACCCAGATATGGGGATGATGATGAGGTATATTTGGAAGATAAAAATGTAATAACATCTATATCTTGTTATAAAGATTCAATCGCAGTAGTAAATAAATATGGTTTCATATCAGTAATTAATTGTAATAAAACGCCACATGAAGGTATCTATAAGGATTTAAGACAAACATTATGTTATAACCCTACGAATGGGGTGCGTGAACGTTTAATACCCAATTTAAATAAGGTCGAGTTAAATAAATTTATATCTAATCGGGAAACATTTTTATTTCAGCCATTACAAAAGATGCTTTCTTTTGGGTTCAATACGTTAACAATAAACGAACAAAAGGATTTATTTGATAATTTCCAGAGTCATAATGAATGTAATAAGGTTCATATTAATAATATTAAATTCGTATCATATCAAGATATCGTAGATTATAACAAGACTATCGGGGAAAGTAAAAGTGAGAATAATGAGAGACTTTTAAAAAAAAATGATGCTAAATTAAAAAGCAACATATATATTCTGTCAAGTGGTAAAGACAAAGAACTAGAAAATATAGATTTTAAACTATGGAAACAAAAGAAAAATATATATTTAAGTGCGAACCTTATAAAACAACACGACCGGGAAATGAATACCATAACGAATTATAAGAGAGATAAGGATATTAATAATGGATTGATAAGATTAATGGAGTCCTACCATCAAGCAACCCATTTTTATGTAATTAACATACCCGGAAATATT